AAGAACTTATTAAAGTTGCTAAAGAAGCTATTGTAGATTCAGATGATGATATATCAGCTGACAGACTTAAAAATGCTGCTGCTACAAAAAAATTAGCTATATTCGATGCTTTTGAAATACTTAATCGTATTGAAGAAGAAAAGAACTTATTAGAAGACAAGCCTAAAGAAGTTAAAAAAGAAACTACGTTTCGTGGTTTTGCTGAAGGAAGATCTAAATAATGTATAAGCAAAATTTATATAAAATATTACCTGATCATATAAAGCCTAAAATTCTTAACAGAATGAATAGGTATAAAAAATGGGAGTACGGATATAATATTGACCATGATATGGTTGTTATATCTAAAACTGGACAAATTGGAGAGATTTATGAAATACAAAATCTTAAAATAGCTTTACCTAAACAAAACAATGTTCATAAGTTTGAAGAAAACAAATGGACTAGGTTTGAATATCCTAAAGTATTAAGTAAAATAAAAACAGTGTTTGACTGGAGAGAATATCCAGAGGACTTTAAAGAAAAATGGTATGATTACATTGATGAAGAATTTGCTCGTAGAGAAGAAGGTTTCTGGTACTTTAATAAAAGTATCCCTACTTACATTACTGGCACTCATTATATGTACTTGCAGTGGTCCAAGATTGATGTTGGGCAGCCAGATTTTAGAGAAGCAAACCGTCTCTTTTTCATATTCTGGGCCGCATGTGTGGCAGACACACGGTGTTATGGTATGTCCTATCTCAAGAACAGACGTTCAGGCTTTTCGTTCATGGCATCAGGTGAATGCGTTAATATGGCGACCATATCAACCGACGCACGTTTTGGGATTTTGTCCAAATCTGGCGCCGATGCTAAGAAGATGTTCACTGATAAGGTCGTACCAATATCCGTTAATTATCCCTTCTTTTTCAAACCGATCCAGGACGGTATGGACCGTCCAAAGACCGAGCTTGCCTACAGAGTCCCAGCCAGCAAATTTACCAGAAGAAGTATCGTCTCGACCGACAAAACCGAAACCATTACAGGCTTGGACACCACAATCGACTGGAAAAACACCGGTGATAATGCCTACGATGGTGAGAAGCTCAGGCTCCTCGTCCATGATGAATCGGGGAAGTGGGAAAGGCCCAACGACATCCAAAACAACTGGAGGGTTACGAAAACCACCCTTAGATTAGGATCAAAAATTATTGGAAAGTGCATGATGGGATCAACATCAAATGCTTTAGACAAAGGAGGTAGGAATTTTAAAAAATTATATGATGACTCAGACGTTAACAAAAGGAACGCAAATGGACAAACTCGTTCAGGACTCTATTCTTTGTTCATACCTATGGAATGGAATTACGAGGGATACATTGATTCTTATGGCCATCCTGTCTTCGATACCCCATCAAAACAAGTGTGTGGACCTGATGGAACGCCAATCAAAATTGGGGTTATTGAATATTGGAACAACGAAGTAGAAGGTCTAAAAGAAGATCAAGATGGATTAAATGAATTTTACAGACAATTCCCACGTACTACTAAACATGCTTTCAGAGATGAATCAAAACAATCTTTATTTAATCTAACTAAGATCTATCAACAAATAGATTTTAATGAAGATGTTCAAAACTTTAAGCAAGTAACTAAAGGTAGTTTTCAATGGGAAAACGGACAAAAGGATAGTAAAGTAATTTTTATGCCAAATAAAGATGGTAGATTTTTAATTACTTGGGTTCCACCTGTACATCTTCAAAACAAAAGATTTATTAAACACGGTGTTAATTATCCTGGCAATGAACATTGTGGCGCTTTTGGTTGTGATCCATATGATATATCAGGTACAGTAGACAAGAGAGGTTCTAATGGTTCTTTACATGGCTTAACTAAGTTTAGCATGGAAGAAGTACCACCAAATCATTTCTTCTTAGAATATATCGCTCGTCCGCAAACGGCTGAGATATTTTTTGAAGATGTGCTTATGGCTTGCGTGTTTTATGGTATGCCAATATTAGCAGAAAACAACAAACCTAGATTACTTTATTATTTTAAACGTAGAGGCTACAGAGGTTTTGCTATGAACAGACCTGATAAAAAAAGAAACAAATTATCTATAACAGAAAAAGAAATAGGTGGAATACCTAACTCTAGTGAAGACATAAAACAAGCTCACGCTTCTGCTATAGAAACATATATAGAAAACTTTGTTGGAAAAAGAGAAACAGGCTATGGTGATACTTATTTTCAAAGAACATTAGAAGACTGGGCTCAATTTAATATAAACAATAGAACATCACATGATGCTTCTATTAGTTCAGGTCTAGCTTTAATGGCTTGCAACAAACATAGGTATTCACCAGTCAATAAAATTGAATTAAAAGCAATAGATTTAGGTATTAAAAAATACAACAATCAAGGAACTACATCAAAAATTATAAGTTAAATGAATATATATACTAACACAAACAGTGCTTTCCCTAGTCAAGTAGTAAGTGATGCTGAAAAAGCAAGTTTGGAATACGGAAGTCAAGTTGCTATGGCGATAGAATATGAGTGGTTTGGTCAAGGCAGAACTTCTGGTAACAGATATTTAACTAATTGGAATCAATTTCACCAATTAAGACTGTACGCTCGTGGTGAACAAAGTATACAAAAATACAAAGATGAATTATCTATTAATGGTGATTTGTCTTATCTTAATTTAGACTGGAAGCCAGTTCCTATATTATCTAAGTTTGTTGATATAGTTGTAAATGGTATATCAAATAAAAGTTACGATATAAAAGCTTATGCTCAAGACCCTGAATCTATAAAGAAAAGAACAGAGTACGCTTCAAGACTACAAGAAGATATGGTAGCTAAAGAATATTTAGATTCTTTAAACTCAACATTAGGTATTGATTTGTATCAAAGCCCAAATAAAGACGTGATACCAGAAACAGCAGAAGAGTTAGAGCTACACATGCAACTTAGTTACAAACAGTCAATTGAAATAGCAGAAGAAGAAGCTATATCTACTGTTTTAGCTCAAAACAAATATGATTTAGTTAAACGCAGAATAAACATGGACTTAACTGTTTGTGGTATTGGTGCTGCTAAAACTAATTTTAATACAGCTGAAGGAATTACAGTTGACTACGTAGATCCTGCTTATATGGTATATTCATATTCTGAAGATCCTAACTTTGAAGACATATATTATGTTGGTGAACTAAAAGCTATAACAATACCTGAACTTAAAAAAGAGTTTCCAGATATTACTGAAGAAGAATTAAAAAGAATACAAGCAATGCCAGGTAACAGATCTTACGTTACTGGTTGGGGTGATTATGATGAAAACACTGTTCAAGTTTTATACTTTGATTATAAAACATATCACAACCAAGTATTTAAAATTAAACAAACAGAACAAGGGTTAATGAAAGCTTTAGAAAAGCCAGATACATTTAATCCACCAGAAAATGATAACTTTGAAAGAGTGTCAAGATCTATAGAAGTTTTATATAGCGGTGCTAAAGTTTTAGGCACTGATACTATGTTAAAGTGGGAACTTGCAGAAAACATGTCAAGGCCTACTGCAGATACTACAAAGGTTAAAATGAATTATGCTATATGTGCGCCTAGAATATACAAAGGCAGAATAGAATCATTAGTTAGTAAATGTATAGGCTTTGCTGATATGATTCAATTAACACATTTAAAGCTACAACAAGTTATGTCTAGAATAGTACCAGACGGTGTTTATTTAGATATGGATGGTTTAGCAGAGGTTGATTTAGGTAATGGTACAAATTATAATCCAGCAGAAGCACTTAACATGTACTTCCAAACTGGTAGTATTGTTGGTAGATCGCTTACGCAAGATGGTGATATGAATGCTGGTAAAGTTCCAATACAAGAACTTAGTAGTTCTAGCGGTCAACAAAAAATACAAAGTCTTATTAATACATATCAGTATTATTTACAAATGATACGTGATGTAACCGGACTTAACGAAGCTCGCGATGGTAGTACACCAGACAAACAAACGTTAGTAGGATTACAAAAGATAGCTGCTAACGCGTCTAACGTTGCTACAAGACATATTAAGCAGTCTAGTTTATATATAAGTCTTATAATAGCAGAAAACATAGCTTTAAAAATAGCTGATGCTTTAGAGTTTCCATTAACTGCTGCTTCGTTGCAAAACTCTATATCTAACTATAACGTAAATACTTTAATAGAAGTATCTAATTTAAACCTACATGACTTTGGTATATTTTTAGAATTAGAACCAGATGAAGAAGAGCAACAACAACTAGAGCAAAATATACAAATTGCTTTACAAAAAGGAGGTATTGATTTAGAAGATGCTATAGATTTAAGACAAATAAAAAATCTTAAATTAGCTAATCAAATGCTTAAGATTAAACGTAAAGCTAAAGCTAAACAAGATCAATTAGCACAACAAGCTAATATTAAAGCCCAGGCAGATGCTCAAGCTCAAGCTGCAGAAAAAACAGCAATGGCTGAGGTACAAAAGCAAGAAGCTATATCTGGAGCTACAGTAAAATTAGAGCAAGCTAAAAATCAAATGGAAATACAACGCATGAATACTGCTCACCAATTAGATCAGCAAAAAATGCAAATGCAACATAAGTTTGATTTAGAATTAAAAAAGCTAGAAGCTCAAGCTCAAAAACAAAAAGAACAAGAAATTGAAGATCGTAAAGATAAGCGTATTAAAATGGAAGGCACGCAACAAAGTGAATTAATAGCACAAAGACAAAATGATGATCCACCTATAAACTTTGAAGAAAAAGGCGGTATGGACATGCAAGCTTTTGCTTAATTATTTAATTATTTAATTATATTATATTATGTCAGAAACAAAAACAAATGAACCTGTTAAACAGGAAGGTGACTTTAAAATAAAGTCAAAAAAGAAAACACCTAAAAAATTAACAAAACAAAGTGATGAGCCAATTAAAGTTAACATAAAAGAACCTTTAATTGAAACAGTACCTGAAGTAACTAAAGTAACAATACCTAAAGAAGATGCCATTCAAATCGGAGAAACAAAGGAAGTACCTGTGGAAAAACCATCCGGAGATAGCGCAGAGGTGGGAGAACCTGTACAAGAGTCCAACGAGACTACTGAAGGGTTTTCTCCGATCAAAGAAGTAACTGAAACTGAAGTTAAAGAAGTTGAAAAAGAAGTAACAAAAGCTATACAAGACGAAAGAA